CTACTGGTATGGCCAGAAGACATATGGTGACAATGGTGTAAATGAGATGATTGACGAAAACGGACAACCTGTAATTGCAGGTCCAGGTTTGTTTGAGCAAATCATCAACAAGGACACTTACTCTACTCTTACTCAACAAAAGATTGAGAATGTAATTGGGGACTTGTTCTACGGAATGACTGACGCTACTGATAAGCAGGTGACTTTGTACACCGGTGTTGGTGGAGCACGTGAGTTTGATAAAGCAATGAAAGCCTACTATGGTAATAACTCTTATCTCCAAACTACGGAGCCTAAGTTTATCACAGGTAGCGGACGTAGCTTAGGTATCACTGGTTACTTCAATTCTTATGAGCACGTTGATGGTCATAGAGTGAATGTAGTTAAGGTACCATTGATGGATCACGGTCCTGTTGCTCAAGCTTCTGCTAAGCACCCAGAATCTGGATTGCCATTGGAATCGTACAGAATGACGTTTGTCGACCAGTCTTCTTATGACGGAGAAAACAACCTCCAGATGATTAATAAGAAAGGTCGTGAAATGTTGCGTTGGGCTGTTGCTGGTTCAGTTGTCCCTAAGGGATTTGCTGAGTCTGACACTCGCGCTAGTGACATAGACGGTGCATCTGTACACATGTTGAAGACGGCTGGTATCCTGCTCCGCAGATTCGATACTTCGCTTGATCTCCAGTGTGTGGCATCGTAATTTGTGTTTGGTTTGCACAGGGGGGACTGCTATCGAGTGGTCCCCCTGCTTACCAAAAACCCCTATTAAGTTATTCTTCTTATAAAAGAACAGCTTAGTTATTCTTTCTAAACTTAAAAGAACAATCAAACCATGCGAACAATATACATACGCAGAAAAGAGACTCTTAATTTCTTACCCAAAGAGGTAAGAGCAGGAGCAAAAATTAGCATCGGAAGCATCTATGTAGGGCGACAGCCTCTACGAGGTGTAGAAGGTGAAGAATCACATAAGCTGCTAGCGCAGATTTTAGACGTTCCTCCAGGACACGAAAAGTGGCCAAAGGAGGAAAAAGATTTCTGGTCTAGCATGAGTGTGAAGATTCCTTTCGAAGGAAAGGAGTTAAACATCGCAGTAGATGAAAGCGGTAACCCAGAGAATGTAATGGATTACCTAATTTACAAGTGGTGTTTAAAACACAGACAAGTTGCAGAGTCAGAAGAAGTAATGAAATCTGACGGACAAAAGCGGTTCTATATATATGATCCACAAAAAGACTTGCTGAAACAAAATGTTGAGGTTAAGCTTAAGAAAGAGGCAGATAAGGAGTTTATCAAGATTTCTGCTGACATGGATAAGATGCGCAGACTATTGCGAGTATTGTCTAAAGGAGCAAGACCAGAGACTCTCACAGACATGGAGATAGAGAATCAACTGTACAGTATCAAAAGTGAGAAACCTGCAATGTTTCTTAAAATGAGTACAGATAAGAATCTTGATGTACGTGCAGAACTCGAAGAGATGATTGAGCTAAGTGTGCTTCGAACTATTGGTAATCAAATCATCTATGCAGATGAAACCATTGGTGAGAATATCACTGACGCTATAGTGTACTTTAATAATAAAAAGAACTCAGGGCAGGTTAATGCAATGAGGGCACAACTCAAAGAGATTAAATGACTATAGAAGAGATGCATATTGCTGTCAACCTGGGGGTGCAAAAAATTGCATCTTTCCAGGTTGACAATCTCTTACCCCAAGAGATTGATCACGAGCTTAATAGTGCGATGGATTCGTTTATTAAGCAACGTTACTCTCCTATGGGTAATAAATACCGTGATGGCTTTGAGCAATCTCAAAAGCGTATAGATGACTTAAGAGCTCTAGTAGTAGACTCTCGAGTAAAATGCTTTTACGGAGGCACAACTATAACGGGATTTAACGTAGACCGAGCGCCTTTACCTAATGACTACATGTTCTTAGTAAACGCTGTAGGAGATACCTTTTACGATTGTCATATCCCGATTGTATTTGAAAGTGCAGTGCTTTCATATAAGCCGGTCAGCGTACCGCTAACGCCTACGACTAATCCAGGATGGATACTCACAAGTATTACTGCTGGTGGAACTCCTTTGATTTCTAATGCTGCAGGTATGGACTTACCATACTTACTTAATAAGCAGAACTATGATCAAAGTTTGATAGCAAATATCGCACCCGCTATGTCTGATCCTGCTTTTGGGGCAGAATCATCAACAATAGATCCTGCATACGACATGGAAGAATGGGCTGCTTCAGAGTTAACTCCTACGAGTGATTCTAATACTCTAGTGCTCCTGTTGTCAGGTGTAATTGCTAATGAAACCATTACAGCTATATGGACTAATCCATTAAATACAACACAGGAAGAAGAAGCAACGTCTGTTCAACCTGCTACTGTAACTGTAACGTATCGAACGTACAAGGACGCAGGCACAAGACAAAAGGAAAAAATGAGCTATGTGCAGCATGATGATCTTTATGCGTTACTTAGTGATCCGTTTAATACGACTAGCTACGACAAGATTAAATACACTATTCAAGAAAACTTTATTGACGTACATAGTGACGATACTTTTTTCACTACATTTGTCAATATTAAATATATAAGACAACCTAAGCGTATGGATTCTATCCTAAACATAGGTTGTGAGCTGTCTCCTCACACTCACGAAGAGATCGTGGAGATGACAGTTCAAAGCATACTAGAGGCCATTTCTGACCCGAGGTATAACTCACAATCTAGGGAAGTCCTAGGTAGTGAATAAATTTGACGTTTAATCCCTAAATAAAATTAAGATGGGAACCAATTTATCACAAGTCTTCGTACAAAACGGAGCAATATTAGAAGTAGGCGCATCCTTTACAGGAGCAGCAGTAGGCCAAGTAGGTTTGTGGCAGGACGGAGCATTTGCTGTTGACGCCTTATTCCAAAAGACATTTTCACCACTTGACACTGACACAGTAACAACTGGCACACCTGGAGATCCATCAGCTGCATTGACATTTGCTAACCCAGCATGGTTGGTAAAAGAATTGCAGGTTGTACAAGGTCAAGCAGGAAATCCTATCGCAACACCTTTGATTGCTACAAGCGCTATCAAGCGTCTTAGCGTTGATGTCTATCAGGCAACTGCAGGACACAAAGCGGTCGTTACTCCAAACGCTTCTTTCGCTGCTGCTAATGTTAATAGCCTAACTTTAAAGGTTATTGTTCGCACTACGCCTACTGACCAGCTTAGCTTTTATGATCAGATAGGAAGCAACTTATCTATCTTGTCTGGTACTGACCCGTTCCCATTGGGAGCATTCAACACCACTAATCACAAGGCTATCAGTGTTGAGTTTAACTGTACCGACACTGCTACGTTCTGCTCTGCGGGTAAAGCAGCTATTGATGGTCACGCTTTGTTGAGCAAGCTTGTTACTACTACCGACACTGGTACTGGTACTTCTTTGGACCTTCAGTCTAAGCACGTTGGATTTACTTTTGATGTTGTTGTTATCGACAGCGCAGGAGCTTCCGCCACAGCCGCTAGTGCTGCTGCCAACAAAGTTGTTGTTGCAATAACTGGACAAGTACTTGGTACTGGTAATGCTTGGCAGGTCGCTGGGGAAGAAATTCGTTGCCAGAGCCGTGTAGGTAACTTCAACAGAATGTACCTCCCACAAACAATTGCTACACTTGCTAAAGCAGCAAATGAGTATCACAAGATCACTATTGAGTACGCGCACAACTGGCCGAGCTCTACAGGTATTGCACCTGCAGGAGAGTTGAACCAGGTGGTTCTTTATATTGGGACTGATGATGCAATTGCACAAGACACAACTAGTCAGAACATCACTGCTCCATTTGGTATCACAAATAGTGGTAATACATTGCAGTCTGCCAAGTACGCTTGGTAATATCTATTATGGTAATGGGGAGGGCAATTGAGCTCTCCCCCTTATCACTTATAACTTTGCAGCTGCCTGTAACCTAAACTTTGCGCAGTGCGAGGTTTTGTGAGTTACAGGCTTTTTTAATTCAAAACAGAATAACATGGCATCCGTTGAAGACATAAGATTCTTAAATACCTCTACTAATTGTAAGACTGTTAGCGGGAGAATAGAGAACGGGCACGTTGATATGTTTGGGAGTGCTATTTCAAATGTTGGTACTATTCTTAAGGTATATGTATACGACCAAAGTAAGACAGTTCAAATATACCTATCAGGAAGTGACCTAGACACTACAACAGAGTCTGGAGTTTTAACATTTACCGCAACATCAACCACAGCATTTGTAGGAGTCATATCAGTAGAGCTACATGATGCTACTAGCCTCAACTATGATATGAATCCGATAAATGCCGTAAACAATGAAACTGCAGCAGATACTACTCTTATGGAAACATTGTATACAGTAGCATCGTGTCAAATAGACTGCTGCATAGCAAAGCTTGTTGACGCAGCAATAGAATGTCACTGCAAATGTGACAAGTGTAAAGAAGATCTGCTTAGAGCAGAAAAAGTATTTTTAATGCTACAGGGTGCAACGTTTGCTGCTGAACAAGAAAGCAACTACGATCACGCTGTAAGTATGTACAACAAAGCAAATACTCTCTGTGTAGAGGTTTGCGCATGTGGATGCTAATGGCTACTACCGTACAATCATACGACAACAACCAGGTCATAGTTGATAGACTCGCAGCATTGCGTACGTGTATCAGCAAAAAGCATCACGCCCTCTATTCAAAGATGATAGGAGGAATACAGTGTGACACTGGTGAGAATGTCAAACTAACTTTGATAGCATACCTGTTACAGGACTATCAAGTAAATGCAGAAGATAAAAAAGATCTAGACTGTCTGCAGGTAACTAACTCAGCTCGACCTGGGTGGAAACTAATAAACGTATTTTTAGATTACGTACAAAGAGAGTGTAGAGACTGCTTAACAATTGGAGCTACAGTTGCTGTAGGAACTGATGGAGCTTCCGGCTCCCCTACACCTACTATAACTTTTATCACAACTCAATCAGGGAGTCCTTTAATAACACAAGGCTCGGACAACCTAATAACTTAATAAAATGGCTAACGTAAAGATAAATGATCTTGGCGCTACGGCAGTAGCAAGTACAACGAGCTCACACTTTTTTGTAATGGCCGATGGGTCTACCACCACAAAGTTTGCAGCTG